CTGCCCCGGTGCCTGCCGCGATCAGGTTGTTTGTGCCTCCGGTGCCGGCAGTCGGCGTTGCAGATACCGCAGTCTCTGTGGCGACGATCTTGAGGCCGTTGTATGCGGCGGTGCCAGACTGATTGATCTTCGGCTCGAGCAAAAGCCAGGACTGCTGTCCGTTTGTGTCTGTGAGTTCATAAGCCGCGTTTTTAACGGTGACCTTGAACAGGTCTCCGGCGGCGAGGTCAACGCCAAGAAATACCGATGCGGTCGAGTCTACTTCAAAAACCATCCCGGTCGTCGCATCAAGAAACAACCTTCCGACTCCGTCTGTATAAATCAGGTTCTTGTATAACGTGTTTGCCCCAACCATAACGAGGGTCGGATAGGTAAACGCGCTCAATCCAAAATCCACTGCGATGTCCCCGTAGTCGCACACAACCAGAGCACGGGCCGTCTCGTCGAGCCCGATGGTCATCCTGCCAATGGGGCCATCTTCTCGAACCGCCTTGAAGATGTGCGAGTCCGTGCCGTCCGTGTAGGTCACGGAGCCGCCGGCAGGAACCGTGCAGGTGCCACCGATGCACGGGATTCCGTTGACGCTGGCAACCCCGGCCGTGATGGAGTCGAGTGACCCGGCCGGGAAGCTGATGGTGTGAGCAAAGGTCTTTGCCGGGTCTCCGTCCGCTTCCTTCACGAAGCACCCGACTCCTTGTGCTGCGAAGGCCGCGCACGGCAAGGCCAGCACCAGAACCACGGACAGGACAACCCTTTTCATGGCTTCCCTTTCACTCGATCTCGATGATCAGGGTCACACCGGCCGACACCTCGGAGGCGTCGATTGCCGGGAACATCCACTGCCCCCCGGGCCGGAACGTGCGCCTGGGCGTGTCGTATTCGCTTGAAAACTTCTCCTTGATGATGATGGCCGACTCGGTGTTCGCCACCTTCGTGTTCCGCACCGTGATCACATCGTCGGTGCCGGTCGGAACAACCTGCATGTGCATCACGTTCAGGCCATGCACATACTCTTCATGGTGCGCTTCCGCTTCCGTGGTCAGGTCCCAATCCGTGGACCCGTCGAACACGATGTGGAGGAACTTTCCTCCCCAAACCGTTGTGTTTGCCATGGCGCCAACCCTCCGGATGACGTATTACGTCTTGATGATTTCGAGAATCAGAATAACGCCGTCTGTCACTTCGTTTGCATGTACCGCAGGCCAAACGTGTTGCCCCTCGCTTGAGAGTTGGCGCCTTGCGATGTCGTACTTGCTCATGGCAATTTCTTGCATGATCTTTGCCGATGTCTGGTTCGCAACCGCCGTGTTCCGGATCACGATTGCATCGTTCGTGGCGCTCGGAATGACCTGGATGTAACTCAGCCGAACCCCGGTTTTCACAAGCTCCGGGTCTTTGTCCTGGAACTGCGTGGTGAGATCCCACGATTCGGGATCCCCCACGGCTCCGAACAGCACCGTGATGAAGGGCCAGTCCACGGTGACAAGGTTGCTCACCATCCCTCCGCCACGGACCGCGGGAAGCGGTACGTGTTGTTGTGTTCCGTCGGCAGATCATCGAGCCTCGCCCTGACCGCTCGCTTGCTGGCGTTTGCGGCCTGTATCTCCCTGCGCTCGTCTTGCCAGAGTTGCAGATACCACGGAGTGAGGCTTTGCCCGAACGCGGGCGCCAGGTCGATTGCCAGACTTCGGCGCAGAAAAGACTGGTATTCATCCGGAACCCCGAGCGTACTGGTTCCGTCCGCAACGTCCGTGTACGGTCCGAGAACAACGACGCGCAAGGTTTCCGCGGAGATGGGGGTAGGCCAGAGGTACACCTTTCCGTTGCCGGTGGCCGTGTCCTTCCGGTAGTTGATGATCTCTGGCCTACCCTGGTGCGTCTTGTCCGCGATTCCCTCGAAGTACGCGGTTTCCACGATTCGTAACTCATGGTCGATGTTCGAGGAGTCCCGCACTGCTGCATGGAGGAGAGACAAAGGCTTCGGCGTGTTGATGGCCCCAGCCGAGCCGACGGTGTAACTCGCCGTACCGGCCACGAGAGAAGCAGTTACAGCCGTGCTGGCCGAGATGGTGGCCCCGGCCCCGGAGAGCCTGCGGAGGATGCCGTTGAGATAATCCACCGCAAGCGTGGAATCGGCAGTGGTCACCGTTTCCCCGGTCCCATATTCCGAGATGTCGTTCATCGCAAGCTCGATGAGCTTGGAAACCAGAACGGTTGCCATGAAGACTCTCCCTAGTTCACATCGCTCCAGGTGCCGTAAGAGCCGATCACAACCCAGTTGGTCGCGTCGATGGCAAGAAGCGTGACGCTCCCGCCGATGGTCGCGTTCCGCACGGCGTCCCCGGCTGCGTTGGTGAGCCCGAGGATCTGGTCCGCGTCGTCAGGGTTGATGTCCATGTTCTGCGCTGCCGCGACAACGAACGTGTAGACATCGCCTGCCGTGGCCGCCGGAAGCGCGAACACTGCGCCACCCACCGCGCCCGCGTTGGTGATCACATGGCCCTTCATGGCCGCGGTGAAGTCGCCCGCGATCATGCCGTCGGCGTCATCGGTCACGGTCTTGGTGGTAAGCTGAACCACACCGCTTGCGTTGGGCAGTGTGAGCGTTCGATCCGCCGTGGCATCGGTGGGCGCGATGGTGGTTTCGTGCGCGTCTGCCGTGGCACCCTCGAACACCAGGCCGTTTGAGGCCCCGGTCACCGCATTGGCCGCGTCCACGCCGTTTGTGGCAAGAGACGAAAGCATCACCGTTCCGCCTGCGTCTGGAAGCGTCACGGTGCGATCCGCGGTGGGATCGGTTGCCGAGACCGTGGTTTCAAAACCGTCGGCGGTGGCTCCTTCCCACACCATGCCGTTGCTTGCTCCGGTCACTGAGTTGGCCGCATCTGCTCCGTTGGTGGAAAGGCTTGAGAGCATGATGGTTCCGCCAGCGTCGGGCAGAACAACGGACCTGTCTGCCGTAGCGTCGGTCGCGGTGATGGTCGTCTCGTGGGCGTTCGCGGTCGCACCTTCCCAGATCACGCCGTTGGTGGTTCCGGTCACGGAGTTGGCAACGTCCGGAGCATTGGTCGTGAGGGCCGACAGCATCACGGCTCCGGTTCCGGCCGGGATTGTCACCGTCACATCCGCCGCCGCGTCCGCGGCCACTACCTGAATCTCGTTGGTGTCGGCCGAGGATCCCTCGAACTCGAACCCGTTGGCGATCCCCTTCACCGAGTTGGCAGCGTCCTGCACCGCGGTTGAAAGCAGCACTTCCCCAGCGGCGTTGGGGAGGGTGATTGCCCGGTCTGCGGTGGGGTCGGTCGGAGACAGCGTGGTCTCGTGGGCATCGGCGGTAGCACCCTCGAAGAGAAGGCCGTTGCTGGTGCCGGTGACCGCGTTTGCAGCGTCCGCGGCGTTCGTTGCCAGCGAAGAGAGCATCACGGTTCCGGAAGCATCGGCCAGGGTGACCGTTCTGTCTGCGGTCGGGTCCGTGACGGCCACGGTGGTCTCGTAGTCGTTGGCCGTTCCTCCTTCCAGGATCAGCGGGGAGGCCCCGGGAAGGCTGGTTCCGGACAGATCGAGAACCGTGGTGGTGATGGAACTGAACACCCCGGCCCCGAGCTTGGAGATATACCAAGTCCCGCTGGTGCCGTTGATGTCGTTGCCGGTCCCGGCGTTGGTGATCTGCAGGACATCCCCGGTTCCGGTACTCTTCGACAGCTCCAAGCCGTCATTGGTGGCGTGGCTCATGTTGAGGGTCACCGCGGTGCCGTCCACGGTGATCGACGTTCCGCCGTTGTACGCTTCGTCCAGGTTCGCCGCCCCGGATGCCGAAGCGGTCAGTTCGGTCACGCTGCCTGCATCGTCCTCGAAGTAGATGTCCGTGGTGCCGCTGTTGTCCTTGACGTAGAGCCACCCACGGTTTGAGGGCGGATCCCCCGAGGGTGCGGAGATCTCGGGCATGTACACGTAGTTGTCGCTCGTCAGTTCGATTCCGCTGAAACGGTCCATGGCACCGCCGGTGAGCAGTACGAATGCGCCGATCAGAGCGAAAAACGCGAATGCGCGTCGCTTCATGGTCTTGCTCCTCCTCCTTTGCCAGGGGGGCATGTCGCCCCCCGTGGGCAGAGGTTGTGTGTTTGAGCCGCGTTACATCGAGGAAGCCACGCGGCACGCCATCTGCGGGTGAAGCATCTTGAGCCCGAGCAGCATGTCGAACCGGCAGATCTCCTTGCGCGTGGTCACATCGAACCCGCGGATGACGGAGATGGAGATGCCGTTGTACGACTTGACCGCGCCCCACACCACGGAACTGGGCATGGCGATGGGCGGGATGGCGATCCCGATGGCGTTCTTGTGCCAGGTCAGGTTGCAGACGTACTGCGAGGAGGCAGCCCCGGTGAACGTGACGGCCGCGGAGTTTTGCGGCAGACCTCCGTTTCCGGCCGCGTTCACGCAGTTCTGGTACGGCCGCACCGTGAACTCGTCCGCGGTGATGTCGTAGAGCTTGAAGGGGTCCGTGCCCGGGTGAATGGGCACGTTGGTGTACTCACCGGAGGAAGCCGTCTGCGTGACGGTCGGGGTCGCGGTGTGCGTGGAGGTCGGGGGCACCACGAACTGGCGCAGGTGCGGCAGTCTCGCCTTGGTCCTCGGCCTCACCGCGTAGCAGTCGGCCACGGTGAAGATGTCACCGGCCTTGATCGTTTCCGATCCGCCGATGCCGCCCGTGATGTCGAGCGTCTCGGCGCCGTTGGACGCGCTGCCGTTGACGGTCGAGCCGGTGGCGCCACGGGTGCCGCAGGTGTGCGTGTACAGGTGCGCGGACTCGAAGGTCTCGAACCCTGCGAGCTTCCCGTCGAACCCTTCCCGCACCGCCTGCTGCACGAGGCTCTGGTGCAGGAGCGCCCGCATCTCGTTGGAGAGATAGGCGTTGGTGTCGGGGGTGTACGCGGCGTAGCGCTCACCCATCGGGATCCCCTCGTTGGTCAGCCGGGCGAAGGCCTGCTTCCAGGTCAGGTAGTCCTTGGCGACCTGGGTGGGGTCTCCCACCTGGTTTGCGGAGTTCTGGGCCAGGAACTGGGCGATTTCCAGGTCGAGCTTCTCCGCCATCTCGTCCATGGCCGGGTCGATCCACTCCTGCTGCGCCTTGTCGATGTTGTAGGTCATCTGCAGGGAATCGACTTCCCACGCCACGGAGAGGCACGGCCCCAGGTAGAAGGTCGTGTCGGACTCGGTCAGGGCGTAGATCTTGCTGGTGAGGTTGAGGTCGTTGGTCTTGACGGCCGTCAGGTACTTGGGCGCCTTGATGTTGATGGACTGCCCGGGCTTCCACCCGTTGTGGGTCTTGGCCCACTCCGACTCATAGCCGCGATAGACGCAGCCCAGGAACTTGCTCTTGTTGCCCAGAGCGTCGATGGCGCGCCTGGCAACCACGGTAGGGTTGACGAACGTAGAGTTTGCGGATCCGCCTGCCATTGTCGTTTCTCCTCGTTACCTTCCCCGCATCCGGCTCTGCCTCGCGGCGGCCCGGCGGCGTTCCAAGAAGGCGAAGTGCTCTTCGTCGGTCATCTTGGACTCGTCCACATGGGCCGCGGCTCGCTCGACGTTTCCCACGGGCCGGATCGGCTCCGGGGCCTGCGTCCTGGTGCGAGGCGGAGTGGGTGCGGGTGCGGCAAATTTCTGGTTGATTTTGAAAAGCTCGATCCCGATTTCTTCCGGCGGCATCTGGGCGATCTGCAGGCACTTGCCAGGGTTCGACGCAAGCTCGTACAGCACTTCCCCGGTATGCTCCAAGCGATTTGCGGCCCTGATGATTGCGGGTGAGAGAGGAGCGCTAGACTGCTGCACCACCTGGTGCCAGTCCGCGTGTTTCTCGCGGGCCGGGGCAGACTTCTGCACCACCGAGTCCACGAACGAAACCCACGACATCTCGCGCTGTTTTTCCGCCTGCTGCTGCAGAAGCTCGCGCTTGGTCTGGTTGCGGGTCCAGTCATTCTCCGCTCTCACGAACTCCGAATAATCCTCAAAGTCCGCTTCTTTCGGCCTGGGCTGTTCAGGAGGAATCTCCTGCTTGGGGTCTGTCGCTCGCTGTGCGCTCATCCCCGGGACTGCGGCCCCTCCGGTCGCCTGCTGCCGCCAAAACTCGGCCTCCCGCTCGGCCTGCTTCATGCGCCCGTAGATTTCTTTCCACCTCGGGCTGTCCTGCGGGGGCTCGTGGTCCTTGACGGGCTCTTTCTGATCCGCGGCCCCGTCTGCCGCGGCCTGCTCTTCGTCGGAGCCGGGCGAGCGCTCCTGGTCCTCTGCGCCCTCGTCATCTTGCTGCGCGGGATCTTCGGCCTCTCCCGTCGGGCTTTCGACCTCTTCCAGGTCGTCGGTTTCGTGATCCATGCTCTGGTCTCTCCTTCTCCTCGGGTTACGGTGCAGGGCAAAGAAAAAGGGCGGAAATGTGGTGGTGTGGCACCACACTGCCGCCCCTGCTCTTTCTTGCGTCCACGGCCCCCGGCGTCCCGGAAGCCTAAGGAACCCTGAATGTCACTCGGTCATTCACAGCGCCTTGGCTGCGTCGAGCACCTCCATCAAACCCTTGAGGGCCATGGTCATGTCCTTCATCCTGCCTTCCAGTTGGGTGATGCCGTTGACCTCTCCGATGAGGGACATCAGCACGCTTGGCACCGCTGACGCCACCCAGCACGCATCCCCCATGCTGTCGGTCTGCTGCTCTTCCTGGGCAAAGGAAACCGTCCCATGCTCCTGCCGGGTGCCCTTTCTGATCGTCGCCACGGCCCGCATGGGTCTGCCGTCAGGCCCTTTCCCCAGGTCGATTGCTACACGCTTTTCCTTCATGATTACCCCTGCATCTCGGTTCCGCTCGGGCCGATTGCGGCGAACGGGTCTTGCCGCTTCTGCTCCTCACTGAACCCTGGTTGTCCTCCCGCCTGCTGCGGCACCTGCTGGAACTGAAGGCCGAGAGTATCGAGAAACGCCTTGTACATGTTGAGTTGGGTTCCGGCCTCAAGGCTTTCGGCCTGGGCCAGTTTGAGGATTGCTTGCGGCTCGGCCTCCATGGCCTTGAGCACAAGTTCCATGAACTTGAGCTTGAGCTTCTGCTCCTCGATCAGCATGGCCGGGTGCGGAGGCGGCGGCGGGGGCGGTTGTTCTCCGGGCTCCAGGTCGCGCACACCGATTGGGATCATCTTCCGGAACCGCTCCACGAACTGCCTGCTGCCCTTGAAGTCGAAGTTCGAGAAGAGCAGGTCCAGCGCGTTGGCCGCGGTCTCGGGGGGCAGCATGGAAAACACCTTGAACAGAAAGTCCGCGGCCTCTTCCCTCTGCGTGCTGTAGCTCAATCCGATCTTGCCTCGCACATCGTACCGGCCCACGGATAGATCGTTCACGTACTCGCTCACCGCGTTTGCCACCGTGGGAGTCTTGGGGTCTTGGATGAACGGCTGCAGGTCCGGAGAGTCCTGGCGCTGGTTCACCGGCACCTGCTTCTCCGTGCCGTCCTGCCCCATGATGCGGACAATCCGCTCTGTGTCGTACACCTTGGGGATCAGGTCCGTAAGGATCCGGAACCCGTAGAGCAGCCCGGTCTGCATGGCGTCGGTGAAGACGTAGCTGGTCGCGTCGCCCATCTTCTGCCGTGCGATGATGGCCCGGCCGCTCTGGTCTCCCTCGGTCATGCCGAGCTTCGGCGGGTGAACCCCCATGGCTCCGGAAACGTCCCGGTCCATGCGCTCGAGTTCAGCGGCGTAGGCGGTGCTCATCGCGGAGGGCTGCTGGCGCATGGGGAACGCGCCCTGCATCATCATGTCCGGATTCACCAGCAGATAGGGCCGGTTCACCTTGTAGTGCGAATCCCACAGGGCCTCGTGCCCCTTGATCATGTCGGGCGTGAGGATGTACGGACTCCTCGGCGCCATGGCCGCCTCTTCCGTGGCGTTCGAGGCCCAGTAGGCGTACATCCGCGCCGGTTCCTTGGCGTGCCGGATCATGCCGCGGGTCCGCACCTTCCCGCGGAGCCAGGTCTCCTTCCCGAAGACCTCTACGACGGGGATATAGAGACCTGGCCAGAGCTTCAAGGGCTCCAGGGGCTCGACGCCGTTGATCTTGGTGTGCCAAATCTGCGGCACCTTGGCCGTCTTCTTGTCGATGATCTGCTCACCCTCGACAAGCTGTTCCTCTCCCACCACCTGGACCTTGCCCTGCCGGAACACCTGGTACAGATCGACGCTCACAAGCTCGGTCTTCCAGTATTCCGCGATCCGCACCCCGCGGTCTGAGTCCAGCCACTGCACCTTGTCCCCGGTGTCCAGATCCCAGTCGGTGAGCGATTTCCCGGGGTATCGGTCCATGAACTCTTCCTCGGGGATCCACTCGCTCACGAAGCACCACTGCTTGTCAGACCTCTCGGGCCTTCGAGCGCCGGGGTCAGAGTAGACGGTCAGGGGGTTGAGAATCCGCAGCACCTCGATGTCTGGCTCCCACGGGTTAAACGGGTTCTCCTTGATGTCGTACCGCCACGCACCTCGGCCGCCCTTGATGAGGCACGAGAATGCGTAGGCGTACGCGGCCCGGGCAGACGATTGAAACTCGATGTTCCGGATTACCCCCTCGATGATCTCCGCGAGCTTAGGGTCCGAGTCGCTGTCGATGCCCACAACCTCGATGGACATCTCGGCCTGCCGGAACTCGCCCTCTGCTTGCTGCGTCTTCTCCACGGTCTTGTTCAGGTTCAAGCACGGGCGGTCCCCGCGGGCCGCCTTGGCCGCGTCGCTCCATATGCCGATACCCTCGTCGAACTCTACGTCTTCCTCGTACAGAATCCGGTCCTCTCGCTCCGCGGTCACCACCGCATCGAAGCGTTTACGGGCCGTGTCCATGTAGCTTGAAAGCTCGTTTCCGGAGAGCTTCTTTTCTATCATCTTCCCATCCAGTCGGCATCGGTGACGCCCGCTACAGGCCGCTGAAACCGGACCTCGCCGGCGTATGGGTTTGCGGCCGTGATCCCCTGCTTTGCCTGCTCCTTGAGCCTCTCCTCGTCATATCCGGCCGGGAAGATCCTGGTTGCCGGGTATTGCACGGCATCGTGGATGTGCGAGTATTCGTTCTTGTCTGGCTCCGTACCGTACACCCCGGTGTTTCCGATCTCCCGGAAAGCGTAGCCGCCCTCAAAGCCGTCGATGATTCGCAGGCACCCGGGGTCCACCAACAGCGCCGGGAGACCGCCTGCAACCTGGCGGTCCAGGCGCCCGACCACGCTTGACTGGCGAATCTTGAAGGTCTGAATGCCGGGCTCCACCTTGATCTGGCAGTGCTTCATCAGGTACACGGAAGGGCTCATCTTGAGGGCGTCCCGGTTCTGGCCCGCCGGATCCCCGATGTCCCGGTACTTGGTCTTGGCCGGGAGGTTGAGGCCGCACCAGGTCTTCACCAGTTCCCCAAACTCGATGATGTCTTCGTCCTGCCCGCAGAACTCGTGGAACAGCATCCACTGCCCGAGCTTGTTCAGGTAGGTGATGCAGCACGCAGGCGAAAGGCCGGTATTGTCCCAGCCCCGGATCACGAGGTCGTGGCCCGACTCGATCCCTGCACAAACAAGCGGAAGAAGCTGCTCCTTTGCCACGTGGAAGGCCGATCGGAACTGCGGGTATACCTGCTTACCCCTGACCGTGACGCCCCATTCTCCGCGCACCAGGGTGCGTAAAAGGTCCGGACGCCCGGCGTAGTCCTTCTCCAGGTTTTCGTAGTATCCGTCTGGCAGGTTGTGCTTGTTCTCTTCCTGGCCCTGCTCGTATATCTCGTACCCGTCGATCTTCTCGGACACGAAGTCCCGATACAGCCAGTGTTCCCGGGAAGGGTAGTTCGTGGTCAGAACAAGCTGCGGGGGCCGGAAGAACGGGTTCTGTGCCTCGTCGTAGTCGCGCCTGTGCGGAAACCGGCCCATGCGGCCTAGCAGGCCCTTGACCACGAACGCGCCGACCTCACGGGCCTCGTCTACCCAGGCAGCGGTCAGGTCCATGGAGAGGAGCTTCCGCACATCTTTCTCGATGTCCAGGGCCCGGAACAGCACCTCGATCTCTATGGGGTGCTCGTGGTCCTGGTCGTTGACGAGCATGTTGTACGACTTCGAGGTCTTGTTGTACCCGCCCTTGGCCGGATCTCCCCAGATATGATCCGGGAACCATTCGAGAAAGGTCTTGATGGTGGTGTCCCGTAGCTGGTCCGCGGTGTTCCGGATCACGGCGAATCGCACCCGCACCCTGCCGCTCTTGTCCGGACGCACCCTGCGGGACTGCTCTATCACCTGATCCCAGGCCGCGCTTGTGGTCTTGCCTGTCCCGAACGGCCCGATCAGGAGTTTCGCCCGGCTGCAGTCGTCGGCATGAAAGCGAAGGCTCACCGGCCCACAACAGTAGGTCAGGTGCTCCTCCCGCTTTGCCTGGGCCTCTTCACTCATCGTCGGTATACCGTCGCCTGGGCACGTTGGTTGAGATGTACAGGGTCACTCCACCGCCAGCCAGATTGACCGAGTGATCGGACTTGTCTGCCACCAGCTTCCGGATCACGGCCACCAGCACCCTGTCATCCTCGTATGCCCGCTCCACGAAATGCTGAAGCAGCGGCTTTCCCTTCTTGAGACCGACCTTGTGGACTTCATGCAGCAGCCGGTCCACCGAGACCTTGTTCGTTACCCCTTTGCCTCTGCCCTTCGGATTGCCACTCTGTCCTTTCTGAAACGCCATTACCTACCACCTATCTCCCGAATCGCGGCACCAACCAACAGGTTGATCATGCCGTACACCTCGACGTTCGGGCTTGTGTACAAGGCCACGGCAACCAGCCCGCAGCAGAACACGTACATGAGGAGGTCTCGTGCCGATCTGCTCACGCTTTCCTCTTGCGCCTGGTTGTCCGATCCGCCATGCGCCTGTGCTGCCGTTCCTTGTGGATTGCCCGGATGAGCCTGCGTGTCTGGTACGCCTGCTCAAGCCGGGTGATATTCCAGTCCTTGTCTTCGGTCCTGTTCGCCTTCTTGTAGAACCACGCCAGGCCACCCTCGTTCATGCGGCTGCTCTGGTGTTCCCTGCCCCTGGCCGCCTGAACGGCCCACTCAACCCCGCGGATAGCCTTCTTGTCCGCGTTCTTCTTTCCGTCGAAAAGCTCACGGGCCAGAAAGAACCCGGCACGAACCTTCTGTTTCCCGGTGAGCGGCTGGAACTCAGCGCTTCTGGCCTGGTCAAGCTCCTCTACCATGGCGGCGAGTCTTGCCCTGGTGTCACGGCGGTAGAGCAGCCAGTAGAGAAACCGGAAAACCAGGTATTTTGCCCGCGTCACTGGTCGATTTCCTCCTCTGAGCCGAAGAGGGCCACGGGAGCATCACACACGCGCAGGTGCGTGAGCTTGTACCGCTCCACGGCTTCAAGCAGGGAATCCATCGCTATGCGAGACTGGTACACGGTGCGGTCTGAACCCGTGTACCCGGAGTACATGCCCACCAGGATGCACCCGCGGCTATCCTTTGCCACGTTTCCGCGGTGGATCTCGATGTCGCTCCTGCCGTGAACCCCGCGCACGCGGATCACCCGGCCATGGATAGCTGAGTCCGCGGCGTCTATCGCGTACAGCCCGGCCGGGATACAAGAGGTGTTCCTGGCATTCCCGCGCCACGGTAGTTCGAGGGTCACACAGAAAAGGCGCCCTGCAACGCACAGGACGCCTATCGTTGGCACGTTCTCGCCCTTTTCTACCCGAACTAGCCGTAGCTCATTCACCCGGCCCGCTCCCGCTCCAGGTTATGCCAGCACCCGCCTGCACCCACGCACGAAAGCCGTCTGGATCTGCTCCTCCGTGGGCAGTTTGCCCTTCCGAGCGATCCACGCCCGGGTGGTCTGCAGCCGGAACGCCTGGATCTTCTCCGCGTCAGTCAGGGTCTTGTCTCCCCGCAGGTCGCGGATGATCTTCAGGATCATTCCCCACAACGGAGGCCCGTATTCCAGGAGGGCCTGAACAATCATCACTCCAAGCTGTACCCAAGCCGCCGCGTTCATCTCGAAGCCCCCCAGAGAAGCAACACGATCACGACCACGACAAACGCTCCGACCGCCTGCTCAAGCGTCATCGCGGTCAACCGCCCGCCTTTCGTAGCGCTTGAGGATCACGGCCACCTCCCCGGGCGCCTGGTTTGCCAGCAAAACGAAAAGAGCCCGCAGCACCTTCTTCACCGTGCCTACGGGCTCGTCCGTCTGATCCGCCACCCGGGCGGCCAGGTCGTTTAAGTTCACGCGGCCCCCTTTCAGGTGCGTTAGCTGCCCCCTTGTGCAGCCCTATTATATCCCCTGGTTTTCCCGGCCCTCCATGTTGATCCGTGTTCGGCGTATGCTCGCTATCTACTCGCTAGCCGATGCGCTCTTGACAGTGGTTTCCCTTCTCCCGCTCAGAACGATCCGCAGGCACCAATCGTCTATGGCGTCCCGGTGCGACAACCACTGTCCGCTCGGTGTGCGGACTGCCGGAAGCCCCTGCTGTTTCATCGCCCGCTTCACCGCGTACCTGGAACTCCCCAAATACTGTGCAATCGCCGCAAGTCCGATGAGCGCTTTCCCTTGCTTCCCTTGTTCCGCCATTGTTCTCTCCTGTTCCAGCGTTGTTTAAAACAATTTCCTCATTTCCACCCTCACCCCTGGCCGCGGCTCCTTGGGGCAGACGTAGCACTTTTGCGCCACCAGGTAGGCTATCTGCCTGTCGTCGCGGTACAAGATCCCGTTGCCCGCGTCCTGGATGCCCTTGACGAGGTTATCCAGGTCAGGCTTCACCGAGACCCAGTTGTCCCGCTTGCGGCTCTTCGGGCGCTCGAACACGAACGTCACCGCCATCATGACCGGGCAGTCTGCTGGCTCTGGTGGGGCCGCGGCAGCGAGACACATTTTCGCATACCCCTTCCAGTCCCGGCTCTTGGCCGGGTCTGCTATTCGGGCGTGCTGGCCTACACGGACAATCCGGCCCCGCCCCTGCGCCACCGGGTTGCCTTGGATGAACGCGCTCACGGTGTCTGCCATCCTATTTTCCCCTCCTCCCCGGCGGAATGTAGTACGGGTCTTTCTTTGGGTCGATCATGCCGCCCGTGGGCCGGATCTTCCAAGATCCCACCCGTAACGCCATGTCAAGCCGCGTCACGAGGCGTTTCACCTTCCGCAGGATTCGCCTGATCTTCACGGTCTGCCTCCATCACGAACTGCCTGATCCTTTGCGGCACCCTGTCTATCCCGCGCTCGTATTGCGACACGGACGCCTGCGTGATGCCAAGGACGTCGGCCATCTCGTACTGCGTCATGCCTCGCTTCGTGCGGTAACTGAGAATGGCCACGGCAGCTTGGATATCATCCTCGCGCTTTGCCTTCCTCGCTTCCCTACGTGCGTCCCAGTATTCCTTGCTGGCCCTGCCGCACTGTTTTTTGCGCTCGTCATCCGCACAATCACCATCCACCTTCTCCATCACGAACGTCTGCAACCCCTCGTACACTGGCAGGCGCACGGTGCGGCCCGCGCCGTCCACGACTTCGATGTGCTCTCCCGTCGGCTTCATCTCTCAGTCTCCACCATTTTGTTCCAGGCGTTGATGGCTCCACGCAGCGTTTTTCTTTTTGGGCCAGCCATTCCGCATCTACACGCACCCCAAATAGCAAGAAAGGTACCGCAGTCTTGTACCATAACGCCCTGCTCTCGCTTGCACTTCGGATCGGGGCACGGCTTGATCTCTGGCAGCGGCTTCATGCCTTCTCCTCCAGCAGGCTCCGGCGGATCTCGCCGCCGCAATGGACGCACTTGCGATAGACTTCCCACTCAATTTTCCACCTAGTTTCTCTGTCGGCCCTTAAGAGTGCCCGCAGCATCCGTTTGCTGCCTTCCTGCCAAAAAAGCATCCCCGCCTCCTCCCTGCGCCGGGCGTCGCAGAGGCATTCGGAGGGCTCTGGCTCGCTGGCATCCGCGGCGGTTGACGCAACCAGTTCCCAGAAGTGCTTCTGCACCAACGCGCCTATCGTGGTAGGAGTCGGGTTGGCCTCAAGGATCGAGATCCGCTGCGC